TCTACAGATAGAGCAGATAGTAACTATGACTACCTAGTTAATAGACTATTAGTACCTAATAGTCATATTAGTCAAACTAGTTATGAAAATATAAAAATACAAAAAGTAAGTGAGGAATCAATGAATAAAAGTTGGCGTGAAGAACAAGCCAAGGATGATTCCATTGGTGGTATCGGAAAGATGGAGTCAGAGACACCGAGGACACCGCCTAGCAAGAAAGACACTAAGACACGAGGACTACGACCAGAGGCAGAGTGGACAAGTCGCGATGTAGCAGCAGAGTTCTCCTACCTTGTTGGCAAGAAGTTTCCCTGGCTTCCAGGAACCGTCAACGTAGGTCACCTCGCGGGAGCACTCGCCAAGCAACGTAATCAGTATCAGACGACAGCCCTGGTCGAACTAGAGTTGTTAAAGATGTTTATGGCTGACCAAAAGAACTTTATAGGTATCGGTAACGAGGCTCCTTATCTCTATAAGAAGTTTCTCCAGATGTTTAGGACCCACCTGGTCAAGGCGCATAACAATCTTGGGATAGTCCTGCCAAACGTTCAGGGCGTGTCAGAAGAGATTACTACCGATGTCATCTATGCTTCGGACGGAAGAACATTCGACAACACGATTGCAGGTCGGTCTGCGCTAGAAAGGTATGAGAAAAAGTTAAATGCCTAAATACGATTTTAAATGCGATACCTGCGAATGCAGTCTTGTAGAGATGCACTTAACTTTTGATTCTACTGAGCGACCTAACTGTGACCGTTGTGGCAATGCAATGAGCAAAGTATTTACACCACCTGCAGTTCAATTCAAAGGCGGAGGATGGGGAGGTCAGTAATGCAGTGTGTTGCTAAAACCGCTACAGGTAAACTTTGCAAAGTAGTTGGGGAAGAATCTCGAGGCGGGCTGTGTCATGTCCATGACCCAAATGGAAAGTATCAATTGCAGCACCCTAAATTTGCAGAAGCAGTTAAAAGAATTCAGGAAAAGGAGTTAAAATGAATCTTGCACTCATCATTGGAATCTTAATCGGTATTCCTATTGGAATGTTTGTGTATACATGGGTGGAAAAAGATGGCTAAAAAGAAAAAAGATTTACCCGTCTTTGCTATCGTCACTATGCCCAAGTGGAAGTCTAAAATTTTAGATGTTATTGTCGGCATCTTGTTTCCAGGAGAGAAGTATTTTGTTTTAACGATTCAAGACACGTACATGACCACAGATGGCAAAGGCAAATACACCGACGACAGGGGAATCTCAGTTGACTTATCAGATTGAAACGTTATCTCCTTTTAAACGCCACTGGATATTACGTAACTCAAATATTCCCCGACGTTTTCTTGGATTAGAACCTGCTGACATGCTGTCAGACTTTCCCGAAACAGTTGTTGACTGGTTAGAGGAAATAGTAACGGGCAACGTTATTAAGCAGGTCGGTGGTCTTGGTTTAACAGGTGTTGGTTTGCTCTTTGACGGAGGACCAGGACTTGGCAAAACAACTCACGCCGTTGTAGCAGCCATGGAGTTTATAAAGCAGTTACCAGAGGATGAAGATACTGCTAAAAAAGTTCTTGCGTATAAGTCAGGGTCAGATTACGGAATGTTATCTCGCCCTATTTACTACTTAACCTACCCTGAGTTCCTATCTCGCAAAAAGGCTATGTTTGATGCGGACGCTGATGAGAAGCGTGAGATGAATCGAGAGATGGAAGGTTTTCACGGACGTGCAAAAGAAGATTGGTTAAATGTTCGTTTGTTAATTCTTGATGACTTAGGTAAGGAATATGGCTCTAACTACGACAACACTTCTTTTGACGAGATTTTACGCAGTCGATACGACAGAGCATTGCCTACAATAGTAACTACCAACGAGATGCTGGAAAATTGGGGAGCCAAATACAGCAACGCGATGGCAAGTTTTGCTAATGAGGCATTCCAAAGAGTTCGCCTAGTTAACAAAGACTTACGGAAGGCACGAGCATGAAGAAAGGCTCAAATTTGGAGACGTGGAGAACGGTCCAGTTATTTCTCTCGACTACGGGGGTGTACGAGGTACAACTACGCCCTGGTGATACGAATGCGAAATGTAACTGCCCTTCTTACCGAGTTAGAAGCAAATGTAAACACACCGAATTTATTCAACAGCGCATGCTAGAAAACTCTGGGCAATACGCTATCTTAGTTCCTGAAGACGTTCCTGAAGATGAGGCTGCTAAAGCCAATGACTCTGCAGATGCGTTTAGAAATTTCATTATAAAATACGCGAGAGTGGAAGTGTTGTGAAGAATGGTGACATTTCAAATGAAACACCTTCGCGTTTAATTGTCCTTGCCGAAGTTGTTGCACAAACTGAGGAAGTAAAAGAAAAGAAACTTTTTAAGTCTTCTACCTATCTTCGCATAAGTAACATTAATAAAGAAGCAGTTGCTCAACTATGGATTTTAACTAATAAGTATGGTTTATCAGTAGAACTTGCAGGTATTGAGGAAAGTGGTTTAGATAAATCTGATTTAGACCATCTTATGGAAATTCTTGACAGGAGAGGAGGTAACCCGTTTAATTTTGCACAACTCTACATAACGACACAGGAGTTAGTAGATGATTTACCATACCGCGTAAATCTAAAAGGTGTGATAGACATTCCCCCTAGATTGGGAAGATATGGTTCTTGGGGTATTGAATTAAATCGTTTATGAGAGGAGAATGAATTCGTGGCAGCAGATAATGAACATCGCTTAGTAAGTAAAGTAATTCGGGACCGCGACATTCTCCCAGTTTTACAACGTGGAATCACCTCTGATTGGTTTTTAGACGATGACAACTCTCGTGTATGGAAGTTTGTTGTAAAGCACTACACAGAGTATTCAGAAGTTCCAACTGCAGTAACTGTTAAAGACCACTACCCAACATATAAAGTTTTAGATGTTCAAGACTCCTTAGAATTTCTAGTTGACCAAGCAGTAACTTTTAGAAGAAAAATACTTGTAAGGCAAGGTTTAGAAAACTCTGTTCAAAAGTTAACCGAGAATGACCACGAAGGTGCTTTGGTTGCTATGGAAGCAGCCATCACTAAAGTTAATATGCAAGGTGTTCAAGGCACTAACGAACTTGATTTAACAAAAGATGCGGAAGCAAGATTTGCTGAGTATCAAGCATTAGCAAACCAAACAATGCTAGGAATTCCAACAGGCTTCGACAAAATTGACGAGGCAACTGCTGGATTACAGGGTGGGCAGTTAGTGACAGTCATTGCTCCTCCTAAGACAGGTAAATCACAAATAGCACTAGCAATAGCGATACACGTGCATCGTGACGGCAAAGTGCCAATGTTCCAGTCTTTTGAAATGACTAACAGAGAACAACAACAACGACACGACTCAATTCGTGCTCAAGTTTCACATGGTCGTCTTCGTCGAGGAAAACTTTTCACCGATGAAGAAACTCGTTACCTTGACATGCTAAAGGGAATGGATGGAGCAAAAGAACCTTTCCATCTTGTTGATGCTGTAAACGGATTAACAGTTGCGTCGTTATCTGCCAAAATTTCAAAGTTAAAGCCAGACATTGTGTTTGTTGATGGCGTTTATCTCATGATGGATGAAATGACTGGTGAGATGAATACCCCACAATCTATTACAAATGTGACTAGAGCACTAAAGCGTCTTGCTCAACGTCACGACATTCCAGTTGTTGTAACAACTCAGACTTTGTTGTGGAAGATGAAAGGCGGGAAAGTAACTGCCGACTCTATTGGTTACTCCTCTTCATTTTTCCAAGACTCAGATGTCATCCTTGGTTTAGAACCAGTTCCAGATTACGACGACTTAAGAACTTTAAAGATTGTTGCAAGCCGTAACTGTGGTCCTAGTGAAACAAGTTTGACTTGGAAATGGGAAACAGGGTGTTTCCACGAAGAAGCAAAGAACGCAACTTGTTCTGTATGTAAGAGAGGCAACGTAATATGACAGTTATAGATGTTGAGAAAGTTCTTAATAAATTAGGTGTGTACATACTAAGAAACCGTGGCGATGAGATGCAGGCTCATTGCCCTGGTCATGAGATTAGAACTGGGAAAAAAGATGTTAACCCGTCTTGGTTCATAAACCAACGAACAGGTGCTCACATGTGTTTTTCTTGTGGGTTTAAGGGAAACTTGTTCTCTTTAGTTGGAGAAATACAAGGCTTTTATATTTCAGAAAGCATTGATTACGGAGCAGTCAGTAAATGGATTGCTCAAATTGAAAACATTACTCCACAAGAATTGGCTGCTCGTTTAAAAGAGGCCCCTCAATATGTAGCACCAAAGCAAGAGTTACCCATGGACAATTCAAGACTGGCGTTATTTACTGAGCCTCCAGCATGGGCTTTAGACTCTAGAGGGTTAACAGCAGAAGCGTGTCGTAAGTATGAAGTATTGTGGGCAAAAGAAGATACATGGATACTTCCCATTAGAAATCCACATGACCACACTTTATGGGGTTGGCAAGAAAAACATTCAAAGCAACGTTTATTTAGAAACAGACCCCTAGGCGTTACAAAGTCTCGAACATTATTTGGTGCACACGAATTAACCCCAGAAATGTCCATCTTAGTTGAGTCACCTCTGGACGCTGTAAGAATCGCTTCTGCAGGAGTAGTAGGGGGAGTGGCTGCTTTTGGAGCACAGGTAAGTGAGTCTCAACTTAAACTCCTACGTTATTCCGATGTGGTCATAGTTGCCTTAGATAATCCAAAAGTAGACTCTGCTGGGAAAAAAGGTTGCGAAGCGTTTTTACAAGGGGCTAAGAAGTTAGGCATTACCGCTAAGTTCTTTAACTACGCTTCTACAGGGCTAAAAGATGTTGGCGATATGGCTAATGAACAGATTCTTTGGGGTATAGAAAATGCTATTGACATGATTTATGGGGAGAAAGCGTATCTCTAATGTTTACAGGCACTTTAAAACCGTATCAAGTTGAAGCCGTTGAACGTATGGCAAAGCAAAAGAAAATGCTGGTTGCCTATGAGATGGGTTTAGGAAAAACTTGCATGACGATTGCAGCACTTGAAGAGTTGCGGGAAAGAAAAGAAATTACCCAACCCACATTAGTTATTGTGTTAGCAAGTTTAAAATATCAATGGGAAGCAGAGATAACAAAGTTTTCAAACGCCACAGTTACCGTCGTAGATGGGTCAAAAGCAGTAAGAACTAGGCAATACGTAGATGGCACATACACGGACTACATAGTGACTAACTACGAGTCTATTGTTAATGACTGGGAGTTACTAAAAGGTTTGCTATTTGACGCTATTGTGTGTGATGAGGCTACTGCTATAAAAGGTTTCCGTTCTAAAAGAAGTAAGAAGGTTAAAGAACTCGCAACAAAAATTTCCGTTAAGTATGCATTAACTGGAACTCCTATTGAAAATGGAAAGCCTGAAGAGTTGTACAGCATTATGCAGTTTGTTGAGCCAACCATGTTAGGTCGTTTTGACTTATTTGATAAGACCTTTATTGTAAGAAATCATTTTGGCGGGGTACAGAGATACCGCAATCTTCCGTTACTACACGAGAAGATTAAAGGAGCGTCGGTTAGGAAGGCTCAGTCAGACCCTGATGTTGCCCCCTACCTACCCGCCACTATTCATTTAAGCCCTATCAAGGTTCGTCTAAACAAACCTGCTCGAACTTTGTATGACAAAATTAAGTTAGATTTAACAACTGACTTAGAAGAAGCCCAATCTCTTTTTGGAGGGGGTTTTTCTTTAGACGCAATCTACGGGCAAGGACAAGCCTTTGGCGGACCTGTAGACGCAATGCGTGGGGCTATCATGTCTAAAATTACTGCGTTACGTATGGTGTGCGACAGTCCTTCGTTACTTGTTGACAGTTCTACAAAGTACAAACTAAACCAAGGCTTAGGAGGTAGTTCGTATGCTTCTTATCTTGACGATGAGGGTTATCTAGAGAACTTAGACTTAGGTGCTTCTAAGTTAGATGCTGTAGTGAGTTACGTAGTTGACCACTTAGAAACAGATGAACTTTCTAAGGTCGTAATTTTTACAAGTTACATTGGAATGTTGACTTTGCTCCAAAACGCTTTGGCAGAAAAAAAGATAAAAAGCCGTATCTACTCAGGACAACTAAATGCTAAAGAAAAAGAAGATTCAAAATTAGATTTCCAAAACGCAAAAGAAGTTAGGGTTTTAATTTCTAGCGATGCTGGGGGTTACGGCGTTGACTTGCCTCAAGCCAATTTACTGGTAAATTATGATTTACCTTGGTCAGCAGGCAAGGCGGTTCAACGTAACTCTCGAATACGTCGTGCGTCAAGCAAATGGCCCTCTGTTATTATTCAAGACTTCATCGTGTTAAACTCGATTGAAGAACGGCAGTTTGAAATGCTAAACCAAAAAAATTTAGTAGCCGATGCTGTTGTTGATGGGACAGGTATAAATACTAAAGGAGGCGTTGACTTAACAGTCGGCAGCCTTTTGAACTTTTTGTTAAACGCATCTATCTAAGGAGACCCCGTGGTAAAAGCAATTGATGAGCCTAGAGATTTTACTGATGGTGAAAGTCTTGAAGGACAGATAAAAGAATACGCTTATCTAAAAGGTGTTGTTGATGACGCTGAAAAACGTCAAAAGACACTTAAAGAAAAGTTATTTGCGTATATCGAAGAGAACGGTTTTGAAGACGGTAAAGGTCACTGGTGGTATGAGTTGACTGAGCCGATTGCAGACGTTAAGTCTGTTCAAAAAGAAAAGCGTGTTTCTCGGACAAAGATTGATGACTTAGTTGCTGACAGAATCATTGAAGAAAAAGGACTTGCAGACAGACTGTATAAAACAGTCCAAGTAGTTGACGAAGATGCACTATGGGCAGCCTTGTACGAGGGCGTATTGACTGCAGAAGAGGTAGATGCAATCTTCCCTCCTAAAGTTGTTTGGGCACTAAAGTTAAGTAAGAAGTAATTATGACTGGGTTGCGTAGTGATGACGAGATTGAAAAAGCGTTTGCAGACCTGCAATACAAGCCTGGGTCTAAGCAAAAACGACGCACTATAAATCCAGAGGTTTCTCGAAAGCGAAAGGCTAAAGAAGAACCTTCTTGGGATTCTTCAGCAATAAAGAAACATCTAAACGGGAAAGAAACAGAAGTTTTCACGATTGGTGCTATGGCTCAAGCATTAGAAAAGAGCATCATTAGCATTCGGTCGTGGGAAAAACGAGGGTATCTACCAAGTGCTCCTTATCGTTTGCGTTCCAAAACCCTGAATGGGGAAAAGGTTGCAGGCAATAGGGTCTACACAAGAAGACTCATAGAAATAACTATAGAAGAGTTCTCCAAAAGAGGGCTTTTAGGGGTTTCTCGTGTAGAATGGTCTAAGCATCATGATTTAACTATTGCGATAACCTCGCGGTGGAAAGAGCATGTTGCTAACGAGAGTCAGTAGACCTCAAATCCAACCGAGAGCGTAAGCCTCATAACCGAAAGAAGAACATGTCAATAACCAATCCAACAGTAAACGCTGCATCGTATTTAGATGTAGACCAAGAAGATGCAAAACCAAAAGTCGGAACAACCGTTCAATCTGGTTGGGATTCAGCCGATGCCCTATTACGTCAAGACACAACAGAGTTCCCAACTGATTTTAAATTCAGTGAAGAACCCCAACTCATCAAGTTCCTAGAAGATGGTCCATTCCGTGTGTATGAACAGCATTGGATTGAACGAACTGGGAAAAAGTCATTCGTTGCTTTAGAAACCGATGACCCCTTTACAGATTTACTTGGTAGCAAACCAAGAGCACGCTTTGCTTTCAACGTTATCGCATTGAGCGGTGATACCCATACCGTTCAAATCCTTACTGCTCCTCCTTCATTTGCACGTCAAATTCGTCGTGCACACGAAGATGAGAGAAAAGGACCTTTAAGTAAAGAGTTTTGGGAAGTTTCTCGAATGGGAAATGGACCAACTACTCAATACACGCTGAATTATGTACGTGGTCGTGACCTTGAAGAGGAATGGAATTTAACCCTCGAGTCAGTTAACGCCATACTTAAGGATGCTGTTTGTTTTACACCTGACGTTATCAAGGAGACACCTCGCGAAGAGATGTTAAAAATTGCCCGTGAAGTAGCAGGCGCATAACTTACTGAATACGGGGAGTCTGTGCCGTCACACAGACTCCCCACTTCTATAACAAGGGGCATTATGAATATTATTACAACGGCTGCTGCTTTACAGGAAATGGTTGATTACTATTTAGACCAACCTGCTTTTGCTTTTGACGTAGAAACTGTTGGACCTGATGATTTTTCTCGGCTCCACCCAATGCTTAATGAAATTACTTGGATTGCTTTTGCTACAGAAGGACGAGTTGATGTTATCCCTATGGGACATCCAAACGGTGAGTTTTTGCGTTGGGATAAACCTTTACTAAGTTCTGCACAGGCTAGAGCAACTGAAGGGTTAGAAATTCGTGAGCAAGATTTTTCTAAACGTGAAACAAGTTGGACTCCTGTATTTGATTCTCCACCAGAACAATTACTTCCAGGTGAAGTTTTTGCAGCATTAAAACCCTTAATGTTTAGTGACAAACTTAAAGTTGGGCATAACTTAAAGTTTGACTTAAAAGCAATAGCAAAATATTACCGTGGCGTTGTTTGTTCAAAGCCTTATTTTGATACTTTAATGGCTGCGTTTATCATTGATAACAGAACAAAAAACTCTTTGTCCTTAGATGCTTGTGCTGCCCGTGAATTAGGTATAGAGGTAGTAAAAGGAATTGGAAAAGCGGTTGAACGTCACTCCTTTAGCGATGTTGCCAACTATGCTGGAATTGATGCAGAGACAACTTGGAATCTATACAAGGTATACGAGCCTAAGTTAAAGGAATACAACTTACTTACCGTATGGCGTTTAGAGATGGACTTACTGTTAGTTCTAGCAGATATGGAATTAACTGGGGCACACATGGATGAGAATGAACTAAGCCTCTTGTCAAAAAAATTAGAAAAAGACTTGATTGAGGTTACAGGTAACGCTTATAGATTAGCGGGGAAAGAGTTTGCTTTGAACTCTATTCCAGAAAAGCAAGCCTTGCTATTTACTCCAAAAGCAGAAGGCGGACGAGGAATTCGTCCTAATACTAAAATTAAAATTGCGTTAACCCCTAAAGGATTAGAAGCCTCAAAAAAAGGCGAAGAGTTAACGACTCGTCATTACTCAACTAGTGCAGAAGCACTTGAGTATTACAGAGAAAAAGACCCTTTAGTTGCAGAGATTTTAAAGTATCAAGACTTAAATAAGATAATGACCACTTATGTAACTCCTTATACAGGCGGTGAAATTACTAGAACAACTGCTGGTAAGTCTAAAATATCTGAAAAGCACAGCCTTCTAGTTAATGGAAAAGTGCACACAAACTTTAAATCACATGGGGCAGAAACTGGTCGTTTTTCTAGTAGTGAGCCAAATTTGCAGAATATTCCAACAGATGGAACTTACGGCAAGTTAATTCGAAACCTCTTTATTGCTCCCCCAGGACACAAATTAGTAGTTGCTGACTACTCTCAAATTGAGCCACGAATTATTGCTTCTTTTTCTAAAGACCCTGAGTTCGTTAAAAACTACCTAGATGGAGGAGACATTTACACCACCATTGGAAACAGAATGGGTGTAGATAGAAAAGCAGGTAAGGTTTTAGTTTTAGCGATTGCTTACGGAATTGGTCCAGAAAAAATTGCAGACCAACTTGGGTGTACTGTAAAAGAAGCCCACCAATTAATGGACCTGTTTAACGATAGGTTTAAAGACATCAACCGCTACAGGCATCAACTTATTCGTCTTGCAGCACAACAACGCCCGTTACCGTATGTTTCAACCGTTTTAGGAAGACGACGTTACATTCCCGAAATTCTAAGTAAAGACCTTGGACAAAAGTCTAGGGCTGAACGCCAAGCCTTCAACACCGTTATCCAAGGCTCTGCTGCAGATTTAATTAAACTAGCCATGGTTAGAGCACACTCATGCTTTGTAAACGAACCTACCGTGAATGTTATCTTGACAGTTCACGATGAACTCGTAACAGTTACTCCCGACGCATTAGCCGAACAAGTGGGCGAAGCGATAAAAGAGTCCATGGAGGGAGTAAGATTGCCTGACATGGTGGTTCCGCTTATTGCGGATATGAAAATTGTGGAAAAGTGGGGTCAAGCAAAATGAAGTTCTTTAAGAAGAAGGCTCCCTCTTTTGACATTGAGGCTTTACACGCAGAGATAATGTTTCGGATACGTGCTCTATTTTTAGACTCTGGTATGGAAGACCCTTGGGGTATGAGTGTCATGGCTGGAACTTCTTTTACTAGCAAAGAGGTTGCTGACATGGAAGAGTTTGAAAGCAAACGTCGCGTATCAAAAATCCTTCACTTGTTTCCTTTATTAATCGCTCACGCTACGACACTTTCAAAGGGAACCACAGAACTTCAACGAACTAAAAATATTGAAATGCAAATGCCTCAAGAGTTTTGGGATAAGTTAGAGGAGATTCATAAAGAAGTTGCTTTTGCTGCTATCTGTGGTTCACTCTCTCAACTCGTAGATTTAAACTTACTTTCCGTTGGACCAAGGAGACCAAAATGAGTTCAGACTGGTGGGCAAAGAAACTACAAGGACAAGGACCTGCTGTTGGAAGACCTGACCCAACACCACCGATGCCTCCGTCGCAACAACCTATGACACGGTATGTGGCTCCTGTAGTTCAACCTCCTGCTCCCTCTAAAGCACAAAGCGTGAATCAAACACAGCAATGTCCTGAATGCGGGTCAAACAATTACTTAGCGGTCAACGCAAATGTCGCACCCCGTTGCTACGATTGTGGTTATCCGATTTCTCAATCAGGAAGTCGTTACGGTTCCTTAACTGGAGCACAAGTAGAAGGCACGACAAAAATGGCAGCAGGTAATGACCTGGCTAACAATTGGAATCCCCAAGGGATTATAGGAAGAGTGGATTAATGAACGATGAAGCAAAGAAAATCGTTGCACAACTCAATAAGAAATTTGGCAACAACGTCGTCGTGGTCGCTTCTGATATTAGGGCTGACATTATTCCTCGCATTACCAGTGGTTCTACTACATTGGATTACGTCCTTGGAGGAGGATTTCCAGGAAACCAGTGGAATGAATTAATTGGCGAGTCTTCTCATGGCAAAACTGCTGTCGCATTAAAGTGTATTGCTGCTAATCAAAAGTTAAATCCTGACTACACAACTGTTTGGGTTGCTGCTGAACAATGGGTTCCTGAGTATGCAGAGATGTGTGGGGTTGATTCAAGCAGAGTCATCGTTATAGAAACGAATATTATGGAAGAGGCTTATCAAGCGGTAATTGATTTTGCTGAATCAAAGTCAGTAGATGCCATAGTTATTGATTCTTTACCTGCGCTATCTCCTTTGCCCGAGATGGAAAAAAACATGGACGAAATGACTGTCGGTAGAGGTGCTTTACTAACTAACAAGTTCTTTAGAGTTGTTGGCTCTGCCATGAAAAGAAGTTTAATTGAGGATGAAAGACCTGTACTAGGTTTAATTATTAATCAATACCGCATGAAGATTGGTGTAATGCACGGAGACCCTCGCACCACTCCTGGAGGAGAAGGCAAAAACTATGCTTTCTTTACTCGCTGTGAAGTTAGAAGAGACGAGTGGATTGAGATTGGTCCAAGTGGAAATAAGGTCCGTGTTGGGCAAACTATCAAGGTTCGTAGTTTAAAAAATAAAACTGCTCCTCCTCAAAGAGTTGCCTACTTTGACTTCTATTTTGCCCCAGGAGGAGATTGCTCTCCAGGAGAGTATGACTTTGCAAAAGAAATTGCAGCCATGTCAGTAGTCCACGATATTGTGGAACGAAAGGGTGGTTGGTATTACTACGGTGAGAGAAAATGGCAAGGAAACGAGGCTTTAATCGACAGTATTCGAGCAGAGGTCGACCTAAAAGAAGAACTGTCTAAAAAGGTATTATCATTGTGAGGTCTGAGGGACAAAAACAATCTCAAAAGCATGAAAAGCGTCTAGCCAAAAAAGTTGGTGGAACACGAACTGCTGCTTCTGGGGCATTCTGGTCAAGAAAGGGAGACGTTCGTTCTAAAGAACTTTTAATTGAGCATAAGTGGACTGGTAAAAAACAGGTCACTATCAAGTCCGAAGTTCTAAAGAAGATTACGAGAGAGGCAATACTAGATAGCCGAATACCCGTGCTCGGCTTACATTTAGATGGGGAGAACTACGTGGTTCTTCTTGAAGACGATTACTTGGAAATGAGAGAGACCGTTGAAAAGGAATCGTAAAGCATGGATGAACCGTCTTACACATGGCGGTATAAAGCAAAGTGTCGCGGAGAAGATACTGACACTTTTTACCCACCTCGTGATAAAGAAAAGTACACAGTCATTGCAGATAGAGCAAAGACGTTTTGTTTTGGAGCCACAGGGAACAAGCCCTGTCCAGTTCGTTTAGATTGTCTGTGGGATGCTGTAGAAAGGGATGAGCCACATGGAATTTGGGGAGGATTGTCTCATCGAGAAAGAAACGCTTTAATTCGCAAATGGAAAAAGAAGTACAAAAAAACTATGTCGTTGGAACAATACATTAAAGAACTAGAGGATTAAATGAACGCAGAGTTAAAGAGGTTTCTAGAGGCTAAGAAGACTAACCCTAGACTTGTAGGGGATGTTGAAAGGCACTTGCTTTCTAGAGCACCCGAATCACGGTCTACTACCGTCTTACACCCTTCGGAGATGGTAAAAAAAGACTGGTGTTTACGAGCCTCTTACTTTGCATTAACTGGAGCGACTGTTAAAAAAGAAACCCCAAACCTACGTTTGCAATCCATCTTTGATGAAGGCCATTTTATTCATCACAAATGGCAGACATGGTTTCGAGAAATGGGTGTATTGCACGGACAGTGGCACTGCATGGTTTGTAGCAAAGAGATGTTTGCTACCTCCCCAATTGTTTGTTTAAACTGTGGTGCTAAAAGTCTGTTCTTAACTTACAGTGAAGTCACTTTGGCTGACCCTGAAACAAGAATTCAAGGTCACACAGATGGCTGGATAAAAGGTATTGGCAACGATTGTTTAATTGAAATAAAATCAATTGGTGCAGGAACTCTACGTTTTGAAGCCCCTGACTTGTTAGCCAAGAACGAGGGAGATGTACAAAAAGCGTGGCGGTCAATTAAGCGTCCGTTTAATACACATTTACTTCAAGGTCAAATTTACCTAGAACTTATGCGAAGAATGTTACAGCCAGTAGACGAGATTGTTTTTCTTTACGAGTTAAAGTCTGACCAAGATTACATGGAATTTACTATAAAAGCCGACTTTGGCATGGTTGAGGAAATATTTGAAAAAGCAAAAATAGTCTGTGCTGCGGTTGAGGCTAAAGAACCTTTAGAGTGTAATATTGGTGGAAAGTTTGGTTGTAAGTCATGCCAACAATTTGGAGGAGAAAATGTCGCTTAAATTAGGACAAGCAGCAAAACAAGCAGTTGAAGAGTTACTAAACCAAGGGTTTGTTATTTCACCAACACAATCTACTTACCCAGTCCCTCAAACAGACTTAACTCTTTTAGATAGTGAAGAGTTAAGCAGGCTGTTTAGCCAATTAACTGCGTGGACTAACTATGTTGCTACTCAGTTAGCAGCAGCACAAATTGATGAACGTGCTGCAGAAAAGTTGTTAGACACACAAACTGCAAAACGTATGATTTTAAGGTCAAGTTCAACCGCTAAAACACCTGTCGCTGCTATGAAGGCTGATGTTGCAGGAAGTCCTGAGATTATAAAATTATCTGAGGAGTTAGAAACACTGTATGCGTATAGGAAAATGATTGAGGTAATGTTCTTTAACTTAGAAAGAGATTCTGCTTTAATTTCTAGAGAGTTAACTCGTAGAGCATCTGACTTTAGAGCCAACAGACAAGATAAATCACAATGGTAGATGAGACAGTTTTATACGAGGCACAGCGTTTAATCACTAATGACCGTAATAAAGCCTACGACCACCCATTAGATAATTTTGCTCGTATTGCAAAGGGTTGGTCTGTAATTTTTAATAGCGAAGTAACTGAAGAACAAGTTGCTTTAGCAATGACGTGGGTAAAAATATGCCGAGAGGTTCATCAGCATAGTCGAGACAACATTGTTGATGGTGCTGGTTATTTAGGCACATTGCAAATGGTCATAGATGAGCGTGAACTGCGTGCCAACAAAAACGATTGACGGTGGGTTAACAAGAAAAACTGACGTTTACATTGGCATTGACCAGTCGTTAACGGGGTTTGCTTTAACAGCCCTATCCGAAGATAACCCCTTAGAGTTTTTTACGTGGGTATACAAATCTCCTTATTTTGGTATTGAAAGATTAGTAGATATTAAAGAGTGGCTTGAAGATACTTTAGATTATATTCAAGAACATGGTGCAGAGTTGCTAGACGTGTCCATAGAAGGAAGTGTGCTTCAAAGTCCTGCTGCCCTTAAGTTAGGGGAGTTAGCAGCGATTGTTAAACTTGCTTTATACGAAAGAGAAAAGATATTCCCTTTGCAAGTATCACCTATGACCCTAAAGAAGTTTGCTGCGGGTAAAGGAAACGCCAAAAAACAAGAGATGCTCCTACAGATGTATAAACGGTGGGGTGTTGAGTTTAATGATGACAACGCTGCTGACTCCTACGCCTTAGCCCGTTTAGTCTCAGGAAACGGGATAAACAAGGTTGAAACAGAGATTATTGAGCAGATGGCTAATCCAAAGTACAGAGATGAACCACGTTTAGCCTGATTTTTAGGGGTTTCTTCTCTACCTTTATAAGTAGGTAGGGCACTACAAATCGAACTTAAAGGACTACTAATTGTGACTAACGAACCAACCCCCGCTTCAGAAGAAGCGTTTTTACGTGTAAGTGCTGGAAGTAACCCTCAAAGCGTTGCTTCTGCGATTGCTCATGCTTTGTACTCAGGTGGGCAAGTAAAACTACGAGCCGTAGGTGCAGGAGCCGTTAATCAAGCGGTTAAAGCACTAGCGATTGCTCGAGGGTATGTCGCTCCCCGTGGATTGGACTTGACCTGTAAACCAGGTTTTACAACCATCGAGAGCCGTGATGGAGAAATTTCTGCCATTGTTTTTAGCATTGAAGCAAAGTAAAAAAGAGTATTATTAACGTAAGCAAAGGAGTTTTAAATGTCAGATTATAGAAGTATGGGTCAGGCTATGCGTCGTCGTGCAGGTGCGTCAAGCAGCACAATGGGTGGCCTTGATAAAAAAGTTTCAGTTGAAGTTCCTGATGCAATTAGTGACATGCTAAATGCGTCAAGTGCTCGTCTATCTGTAGGTGCAGTTCGTGGAAAGTTAATTAAAAAGAAGAGCACACAAGCAGCAGACCCAACAGTTATGGGAGCAAAAGCACGCCGTGCTCCAATGCAGACAGGTGCTGAAAAACTTGGACCAGCATGCAGAATTACTTCTTCATATTCTGTTACTTCTCCAGAAGCAGCGTCAACCATGAGAAATGGTCGAGTTGTTTCAAGCACAATGGGAACTCGAGCATCACTAACAGATTCAATTCACGACTCAAGAGCGTAATATGAGTTCGAATGCCCTTTCTGCTGCACAAGGTGGAGAGATGAAGCCATACCGTTATTCTGGCTACACCGCTCCAAAAGGATTAGGCAGCGTAAACGCAACCACACAAAGTAAGCGTACTGCGTGGACAAATGACAGTGACCCTTACGGAACCCCACAACCTTTATCAAAACAGACACAAGGGTCTTATTACAAGTGGGACGATGGAAGTGCTTCTCAACCTAGCGTAGAAAAGAAGTAAGCGTGTCGCGGTAGTTTTCGTTAAATAGTTTGTATACTAATTCGTAGACAAACTCTTAACAAAGGACTACTTATGGCAGACGAGTCGCTTCTTTCAGTTCTTGATGAACTGTTGGCAAAAGCAGAAGCCCCTACGGTTCGCCCATGGACATGCAAATTTGCTAAGTGGTTAGAAACTTTAACAGCCGATGAAATATCTCGCGTCAATAAGATAATGGAATCAAACATAACTCATGCAGAACTTCATCGATTACTTTCGAGAGTGTGTGACGTTAGTCGGGACACCATCAGGACTCATAGAACAGGACGCTGTGCATGTCGAAGTTAAACCCAGAAGATTTAGATAAGGTTCTTACCGATGCTGAACAACTTGTAGTTGAATCAAAGATTAATGAAGTCCTACAGAAAAACGGAATTAACCGCGATGAAGTTGGGAAGATTTCTCGGGTTAGTGTATCTACTTACCAGACGGTTACTAAGGGTGAAGACGGCGAACCAGTCATCAACGACCTTGAAGCGGTTAAGGTTGTTCTCCATCCTTCTTGGGAAGCAGGACCGCAATGGGAAATAATTCGTCCTGCAACCCCAGTAGAAGTAAAACTGCCTTGGAAACCCCAGGTTAAAAAGAAATCTGAAACAGATTTAAAGTGTGCTTTTATTTTACCTGACCCTCAAATTGGTTACCGTAAATACGAAGATGGAACGCTAGACCCCTTTCATGATGACCAAGCCATTGATGTTGCTTTACAAATCATGGCGTTTGTTCAAGAAAAATATGGCATTGATGTAGTAATTAATCTTGGAGATTTTTTAGATTTACCAGAACATTCAAAATTTATTCAGGAAGCAGCCTTTGCTGGAACAACACAACTAGCCATTAACTATGGTCACGAATTTTTAGCAAAACAAAGGGCTATTTCACCAGAAGCCCGTATTGTTTTACTTGAAGGAAACCACGATAATCGTTTGAACCTTTATGCAACTAGAAATGCTCAGGCTTCTTATGGACTAAAAAAAGCGGGGGATGTCAACGGAGACCCTGTATTAAGTGTTCAAAACCTTTTATGCTTAAAAGAATTAAACGTTGAGTTTTACGATAAGTACCCTTCTCAAGAGTCTATGGTTTGGTTAGGTAAATACTTGCGTGCCATGCATGGAAATAAAGTCCGAAGTAATGGAAACACAGCAGTTGCTTACACAAACGATACCCCACACCTATCAACTATTTTTGGTCACATTCATCGCATTGAGATGCAGTACAGAACAACGTTTGATGCAGATGGTCCGATTAGAAGCGTTTCCGTCAGCCCTGGATGTTTGTGTCGAGTTGATGGTGCTGTTCCAGGAGCAAACTCTGGAGTTGGTGGAGATGGTCGTCCAGGGAAACACTATGAGAACTGGCAACAGGGTATTGCTGTAGTTTGGTATAACGAAACTTCGGGAAGATTTTCGGTAGAGACTGTTAACATTATTGAAGGAACTGCTCTATACCAAGGTCAAGAATTTCTAAGTTCTAAAACCTCTACGTAGTGCATTTCAATTTCAAATTTAGCCATATCAATATCTGAAGTTACTGAACCGTGCCACCCACATTTAGTTGGGTTACAAGTGGCTTGGTAAAGGACATCACTTACGATAGCGACCACAGCGTGGTGTTTTAACCCCATTTGCTACCCCCTTTATCCTGACAAACGCTACCTTATCTTAGAACATATAGGTATGAGTAATGCAGCCCTAAGTGATGGTCAGTTTGCTGAGCATTTAAACAACCCAAACACAGGCGGAGCCTCCCTAAATTTTAAGGACCGTACAGAGGTTTCAGGCAAAGGGTTCATGACAGCCTTTTCTGGTGCTGAAAAAACCCTCCCATTACCTGCAAAAGAAGCAGATATAACTTCTTTTAAAGAAAAAAATAAACCTGCAGTTGAGGGTAATGCAGCAGCAGTTCACGGTGCTTGGAAATACCCAGAGGGACATTACACTCAAGATTTATCAGTGCAAGTTCCAACCCCTAAAGAATCTCAAAAAATGGGAGAGAACGAAAAACAACAGGCTGCTTATGCATTGCCTGGAACTCGAGTTTCTAGCAGAGGACACCACCTTAAAGAAGGTGGAGATGTTTTATTCCACACTGGTGATTTAGGTAAAAATGATTCAGACCCACGCTATCGCCCAGGTGCATTGGACATGGCAGGTGGTAAAGGAAGTTTTACTCGTAATCAATACGCAAACAAAGACTGGAAAAAAGTTGGCGGAACATTAAACGGTAAACCAGTTAATTATGAAAGTGTTTTAAGAACAATAAATGAAAACCGCACAAATCGTATGAGAGGTGAGTAATGCCTAGTAGCAGTATGTCCCCAAATCAAGATTGGCAAGCACTTGGTGCAGGCGGTTTGTATGGTTATAACAATCAAGGTGGTTCTGGTGGACCTGCTGTCAGAGATAATTTAGATTTTCAAAGATTAGGTGTAGGAAGAGTTCCGTCTGCTGAGTATCCTGACGGATATTTAGGTACACTTACTACACGTCGTCGAGATGACAAACTTCTTGATTCACTCAAGAATAATGTTAACAAGAAGGCGTACCAACGAGGTGTTCACAAAGGTGAACGCATTGAGCCAAGTGGTTACTACTGGCCTACCGAGTTACAACCGACCCGTGGATTATCGCGCCAAATGAATGCGAAAATGGATAATACCAACGGAACAGTTGTATATCGTGTGGCCCGAAATAGCCCAGTGGTTGAACTGACCCCTGCCCCACATCTCGTTAATGATGGAAAAGCAAACCTACGTGCTGACCAACCTGGACAATTAAATCCAAAAAGAGCATCTCAACTTTTAAATATGCGTCCTTCTTGGAGATAACATGGCAGAGGAATTAGCAAAGCGGGTTGTTTTTAGCCCCATCATGTCTCAACAGTTGATGCAAAAAAATGTTGACAATATTACGTCTCGGTTTAAATCAGCAACGAAGGAACAACGTCAAGAAGGTGTTGACTGGTACAAAAGAGCCAACGATATAGCCTTTGAATTAGGTAAGGGTGATGTTAAAAAGGGTGCTGGAATTTTGTCAGCGTTAAGTCCTGCCATGGAATGGAATCGCAATATCCGTGCTGCTAGAGAACTAGTAAACACAGGGGAAACAACACATCAGTATTATCACTCAACGGTTGTAAAAGCCAAAAGAATTTTAGAGGGTGAAGACCCAGACACCTTATTTAATGAAAAAACAGGTGCAAAAACACTAAACTTTTATCACAATATTGCAAACCCTGAAGACCCTTTGCCAGTAACTATTGACCGTCATGCTCACGATATTGCGGTAGGTGAGAAGGGTTCTATGACAAAAACCTTAAGCGGTCACTTAGCAGGGCCTAGGTATCGTCACTTCTCTGAAGCGTATAGAAACGCTGCTCATGAATTAGGTATACCAATTGCTAATCAAGTTCAAGCGGTAACATGGGGAACTCAACCAAAAGGAAGACAGGCAAATGGCTAGAGGTAGTGGCACAGACGGTCGTTATGACCACACAAAGCCTTGGACTCAACGTCCTCCATTCATGCCTGACCAAGTTGCAAAACGCTGGCAATATAGCGGTCCTTGGTCCTCTAATGAAGAACGATTAACTTCTCAAGCACTAATGGTTATGAACGTTCCAGGTGCAGACATTCAAGCAATGGTTAGACCTAACCTTCCTCAAATTCGGTTGTTCCCAGAAAAGTATGGCTACAACAGAAAAACTTTAGGCATCGATGACATAGTTACTATCGACCGTAACTACGTTGAGCCAAGAGTTGGCTGGTACTCAGGAGGAGTAGCAGGTTACACAGGTTCTATGAGAAATAGTTTGGGGAACAACTAATGGACATGGATTCAGGCAACTTCACTGTTGAAATGCAGGCAAAACTAATTATGGACAACGCTGTTAAATACAACGGTTCTGCTGCTTGCCCACAATGTGGTGTTATTATGGACCCTGTGTCGATGATGTATAGCAAAGGTATGTGCCCACAGTGCTTCTCCCAACATTCTGCCAAACGTCTTAAGGATAGAATGGCATGAGCAAGAAACCACGGGCAAAAACTAAAAGCGGTAAGCCTTTACTTAAATCAGGAAAAATTGCTGTCCCTACAGTAAAAAGAGGCGATGACGGAAAATTAGTTGGCACTTCTCCTCAAGAAAGAGATGCTGCCCGTAGAACAGAATTACCAACGGCTGACAGAAATACGATGGGAGTTCCTGAGCAAAAAATTGGTGCAGTTCAAAGAGTTTCAGCAGTTCGTGGTGTTGGCACAGCAGCAAAAGGAGCAGCAGGTTCCTACCCTGTAATTAAGGGTCTAGTAGAACAAGCACGAATGCACCTAATGTATATGCAAAAAACCCACGGAACCCCAGCCTTTCATGAGCACCACGAAGCCTTTAATGAAGTCCATGCAACTATAGCCATAGGTGCTCCAGACATCCACATGTCCCTTGGAGTGGCAAAAACTGCGGTTGCCAACCCCACTGAAGACTCCCCAAAGCATTTATCCCTGGCTCATAAAGCAATTGATGACAGACTTAGCATTTATAAGAACTCCTCAGAGAGTAATATTGAGAATAGTCAAGCAGGCTATCAAGAACGACTTAGAAAAATTCGTGCTGAAAGGAACAACTCATGAATTGGAATGACCGCCGTAAAGCAAAAAATGCCGCAAGTTCAGAAATGAAAAAAAATCTTTCTGCCATGGCAAAAGCGGGAACTTTACGTGCAGAACCAAAGCGTTCAGGAGATAACTGGTCAAGTACTGGAAAAGATGAACGTCGTGCCGTTTCTAATGAAGCACGTCAAGTTGGTTGGGAAGCAGGAGGCGACCCATACGCCAGAGCAAAAAATTACAAGACTGCAGCAAAACGTGTTTCTGACAATCCTTCAAAGTATAACTTGAGTGATAAAGAACCAATCCGAGCAAATCCAAAGAAAGCGAAATAATTATGGCTGTTAACTCATCACGTTCAATGAACCAATCACTAGATGCTGGTGCAACAGATGGTAAGTATCGTAAGGCTCGTCCTGATACTGAAGTTGTTCCAGGTGCAGGGTCAGAAGAGACTCTTGCTAATCGTCAAGCACTAAACCCTTTCTTTAACTATGGTTTTGCAACTACTGAACACCCAAACAAGGTAAACCCTGGTAAGTAACCATGGCAAAAAGACCTCGTGGCATTGGTGCTAAAGCAGGTAAAGGTGGAGCCAAGCAAGTAAGAGTTGAGTTCACTGAAGAACGTAAAGAAGGTGGCGGAGCAAGACCTAACCGCAAAAAGGGTGGAAAGATTAGAAAACCAATTCCAACCGTTGGTGGTAGGAAGCGTCGCGTCAAAATAGATTAATTAACTGTAGACTTACCGTTTACTGAACAAGGAGTATTACATGGGACAAATCCCTCTATTGGGTTCTCGTAAATCTGATGACCATAACACTGGTCCAGTCATTCGTCTTTTACACTGCAAAGTGTGTAACAGTATTGAAGAACTTCCTCCCTATGTAGGTGCTCCAGAACAAGACTACCTATTAGAAATTGCGTGTGAAAAACATAAGTTTCCTTCTGGAGAAGAACATAAAGGATTGCTCTTTATCGTCCCAGTAAAAGCGTGGAGTAACACAGATGCCCGCAAAGATATGATTCGCCAAATTAAAGGTGGTGGCTCTAAAGGTCTTGACGAAATCGACTCTACTTTCTACGATACTAAGAGTCAATTTGGTGAAGATGCCATGAACTGCTGGAAGAGCAGAAATAGACCACAAGACAGTTGCCCTGATTATCAAAGTGAAAGCAAGAAACTTGTGCCTAATACGAAAAAGGAAAGAAAAGAGTTAGGATTGGACACAACGATGGCAGGACCAAAAAATTACTTGTGTCATTTTTGTCCAATCCACGCTAAGGTAGTTCAACGTAAACGACAACTGATGGGAATGTATGACTAACATGGAAAACGTTAACCTAGACCTCGATTTCTACTTTGTTGTAGGAGTCGAAAAAGATGGAAATATCCAGACTTACAAGGAGTTACCTTCAAACGTAACTACTGAACGTCAAGCATCAACGTTTGACATCTACAAGGTTGCAAAAGAGATTGTCTCTGACATTGAGGCTTCTTTGCTGGCAGACCGCGTAGTTGCTGGCGTTATGAATGCTATGGCACAACGCGACATGACAGTTCAAGAGCGAATTGCTCAGAACCTAAAAGAGCGTGGTGTCGAGTTTGACGCAAGTAATGGTCAAACCGTTTCATTCGAAACTGAAGAAGCAGAAATCGTAGAAAACTAACATGGTTGCCATTGAGATGTCTTGTGCTTGTGGGGCGAATCTAAGCCTCACAGGAGACAAAGAAGAGACTGAACAACTATGGCATCTCACACATAGGTTTACCAGTGCTCATACAGTTTGTGGCTATATTGATGCTCCTGCTGTAGAGAAAGAGCGACGTGTTCCTATGAAAAAACACTTCTTCAAGCCGATAATTGAGGACGATGAAGAGTAAAATAAAAGCATGAACCGCAATGATGCTTTAACGCGAGTGGTTGGCTCAGTAAACATCTCTGAGGCAACCACTTCGTATTTTTCTAACCCTGAAAAAGAGTTAGACCCTATTTTATTTCAGGGACAGACAATAAAGCCATGGATTCGTAACAGCCTTTTAAGAATGGTGAAAGACTGCTTAGATACTGCTTATAGGTCACAAGAATCTTGGGCAACTACTTGGTTAGCAGGTTCAGGTGTTTCTTACCAGTGGAAAGTTCAACGTTCACCTGCAGACCTTGATGTATTAATCGGCGTGGACTATTTAACGTTTAGGCGTAGTAACCCTGAATACACACAGTTGTCTGATACTGAAATCAGCAAGATGTTAAACGATGACTTTCGCACCAAACTTATGCCTAACACTACTAACTGGGAAGGCTATGAAGTTACCTTCTATGTAAACCCTGGGGCTACAGACATCAGAGTTATTAAACCCTACGCTGCTTACGACTTAACACATAGTGAGTGGACTGTGCACCCTGACCCACAAGCACAACCAAAAAACAATACAGCGTGGGAAGAAGCAACTCTTCGAGATAAACAAAAAGCGGTTGAGTTAGTTTCTAGGTATTCAAGTGCAACAACAACATTAAAAGCAGCAACTAATCCTGCTTCTCGAAGAAATGCTGAGTCACAGTTGATTGCTGTTCTAGAACAAGCCTCTGCTTTATGGGATGACATTCACAGTAGCCGAAAGAAAGCCTTCTCTGATTCAGGTGAAGGATACGGAGACTTCTACAACTACCGATGGCAAGCAGGAAAAAAACTGGGCACGGTTGCTGCTCTTCGTGTAATGAAAGATTACCTAGATTCTTTTAAAGAAACCGATGAGTTAGAAACTTACGGCGTAGCACTTCCAGATACTCAAACCCTCATTCGTAGAGCAGCGATGTACAGAACAGGCAGATAACTTGAACATACTCGTAGCATTAGAAGGCGTACTTAGTTCGGATAACAGCGACAACCCAAGCAGAGTTGGAGCGATGGTCTACTATGGATTTAAACCTAATCACCGCGTTGCAATCTTTACCTCTTGGAGTAAGCCTCAAGCAGAACACTGGCTTAATGTAAATGGCTTTGTTGGCTATGACGAACTCATTGACAACACCTATGACCTACTTGGTGATGAACTGGCTCAACGCCAAATCACCGTTGCACGCTCAAGACAACAGGTAGAACTTCTAGTCACTGGTGACCCAAAGTTAGCAGCATGGGCATTTGAACAAGGGTTACCTTCTTTAGTCTTAGCCCACCCAGACACCCTGCTTGTGCAAAATCGTCCTGATGCTCCCCATAAAATGCGGGCCTGGACAGATATTGAAGACGTAATCACCAAAAGAAACATCAAACGTTCTTTAGACGTTGCTAACTACAACGATGGTGCTCTTTTTAGATTTGATGACTGAGTATGAACATTATTTACGGGGGCACCGAAGTTGGCAGCAACCGAACGCTGCTCGAATCCATGGGTGTTACCCGCATGGCACTTTCTTTTTACGCCCTAAAGAAGCGTGGATTACCCCAAAAGAAGTTATGGTTAGTCTCTGAGCACTTCCTACCTACACTAGACATCTTGGTAGATTCTGGCATTGCCCAGGCTGAACGTGATGGTCTGTCTAAAGAGGAACTAACTTCTTTAGGGGCTGAATACCAAGAGTTTGTCGCCAATAACCTGGATTCTATTCTGGGGTTTGTTGAGGCGGATTCTCAGACCCTAGGGTTGGAGTGGATTCTCCAAGAAAGGGCTTCCTTTGAGCATGACCCCAAATTGTGGGTTGTGTGGCATGAGTCCTACGGGCTTCCAGTCCTACGCCAATGGGCTAAAGGCTATTCAAATATCGCCATACCACACGCTACTATTGAAGCCTGTACGAGCCTTGCAGGGGTCACCAGAGGGCTGTCTAGCCAGTATGGGACGAAGTTCCACGCCCTAGGCTCAGCCAAGCCTGATAATCTTCGTCAGATACCCTTCACTACTGCTACAACCCTATCGTGGTTGTCTCCCATGCGAAATGGGGAGACTATAATTTGGGACGGAACTAAGATAGTTCGGTATCCCAAGAAGATGATGGGGCAAGCGAGAAAACGCTACTCGTCAGTAATAGCCAAGGCTAATTTAGACTATGATGCGTTCTTAAAGAACAATGGGGTGGAATCCTCTAAGGTCGCAGTCTGGTCATACCAACAGTTGGAGAAATCAATGGACAAGAAACGCCCCGACCTACACATTATTGATGGGGGAAAAGAGCCTCTGTTATCTGATAACAGTGAGACCCCCCTACTAAGCACTTTCGCGGAAACATGGGGTGACCCTTCTGATAACAGTGACCTTGAGATGCGGAAAGATTCTGCGGTAGAAGAGCCTAAAAAGTTGATTGAAAGAGACCCTGAAGAGGTCACAAGCCTACCTGTCTTTGGCTACAAGATGAAGACGATTGTAGATGTAGATGACGAGGGTCATGAGGTTCTAAAAGATGTCCCCCTAGTCCAAACTACTGGCACTTCTTTACGCCAATGTGACACCTGCTTTGTTGCTTCTAACTGCCCAGCCTTCAAACCACAGAACTCCTGTGCCTTTAACCTACCTGTTGCTATTCAGACTAAAGAACAGTTAAAAGCCCTATTAAATGCCGTTATAGAGATGCAAGGAGCACGAGTTGCCTTCTCTCGGTTTGCAGAAGAGTTAAACGGAGGTTACCCTGACCCCAATACTTCGCAGGAGATTGACCGCCTTTTCAAGTTAGTAAAGGGTATGAAAGAGTTGGAAGAGAACCGCGAGTTCATTAGAATTACAGCAGAACGACAGTCTTCAGGAGGGGTGCTTTCAGCCATCTTTGGAGACCGAGCACAGGCACTAAAAGACCTTCCAAATGGGGGTTTGAACGAAGCAGAAACCACGAAAATCATTCAACAAAGCCTAGAATAGTTATCTGATAACAGCAGGTGGAGAGATGTGGAACAAGGTGGGGGAAAATGGAGGCTTATTGTCAGGTGCATTAACATGATTTATCCAGCAAACTTCAACCCCTAATCTTCCTAAACCCTCCTTCCCGAAAGGTCTTTCAATGTCATTTTTGTCTTTTAATCTTAACGAGGATTTTGTCTCAGGCTTCCGCTCAAAGAAGCCTCCTTTTGGCTACACCGATGCTGCTGGTAATTCTGTCGGGGAGATAACCTTCTTAAGAACTTATAGCCGTCTCAAAGAGGACGGAACTAAGGAGACTTGGGTTGACGTTTGTGAGCGTGTAATCAATGGAATGTATTCCCTACAGAAAGACCACGCTAAATCCCAGCGTCTACCTTGGAATGACTCCAAGGCTCAGTCTTCGGCAAAAGAAGCCTTTGAACGTCTTTTTGAATTGAAGTGGACTCCACCTGGTCGAGGACTCTGGGTAATGGGAACTTCTTTAGTAAATAAGCACCGCAACTCAGCAGCACTGCAAAACTGTGCTTTTGTCTCTACCGTTGAAATGACTAAGAACAACCCTGCTAAGCCTTTCTCCTTTCTCATGGAGGCTTCAATGCTGGGCGTGGGTGTGGGCTTTGACGATAAGGGAGCGGATAAAGACTTTACTATCTATGAGCCTTCTAAAGCAGAGGCTAACTTTCAAACCTACGTAATCCCTGATACTCGTGAAGGCTGGGTCGAGTCTGTAACTCTTCTTTTAAACTCCTACTTAAAGGCTGACCAACCACGTTGGATTTTTGACTACTCTCTGATTCGCCCTGCAGGTGCACCTATCAAAATCTTTGGTGGCACTGCTGCTGGACATGAACCTCTTTTGAGACTGCACGATTACCTTTATAAGATGTTTGAAAATCGGGCTGGTGAAAAGGTCACTCGTAAGGACATAGCAGACATTGGAAACCTTATTGGAGTCTGTGTTGTTTCAGGCAACGTCCGTCGTTCTGCAGAACTTCTTATTGGACGTATTGATGATGAAGATTTCCTAAACCTAAAGAACGCAGATGTCTACCCTGAGCGTAACTCCTATGACCCTAAGAATCCTGGTTGGGCTTGGATGTCGAACAATTCTGTAGAAGCAACCGTTGGTTCTGATTACTCTAAAATTGTTGACGGCATTATTCTTAATGGAGAACCAGGAATTGTTTGGCTAGATGTTTCAAGAAAATACGGAAGACTTGCTGACCCTATCAATAACAAAGACCACCGTATCGCTGGCTACAACCCTTGTGCAGAGCAAAGCCTAGAGTCTTTTGAATGTTGCACCTTGGTTGAGACGTATCTCAACCGCCACAAAAATAAAGAAGACTTCTTAAGAACTCTAAAGTTTGCTTACCTATACGCAAAGACCGTAACTCTTCTTCCTACACATTGGGAAGAGACCAACGCAATCATGCAACGCAATCGTCGCATTGGAACTTCAGTTTCAGGCATGGCTAACTTTGCTGACAATAAAGGCTTTCCTGTTCTTCGTGAGTGGCTTGATGAAGGCTACAAACTTGTGAAGAGTTACGACAGCACTTACTCAGAATGGCTTGGTGTTCGTGAGTCAATCAAGATGACAACGGTAAAACCTTCAGGAACAGTTTCAATCCTTGCTGGAGAATCTCCAGGAGTTCACTGGGCTTCAGGTGGTAAGTTCTTTAACAGAGCAATTCGCTTTGCTAACTCTGACCCAATGCTTCCTCTTTTCAAAATGGCTCAGTATCGAGTCGAACCTGCTTCTGAATCTCCTGAAACAACTTCTGTTGTCTTCTTTCCGATTAAGACAGAGGCTAAGCGTGCTGAAAAAGAAGTTTCGATTTACGAAAAAATGGACTTGGCTGCAACTGCTCAGTTCTACTGGAGTGATAACTCTGTATCAGTAACCGTAACCTTTGACCCTGAAACAGAAGGTAAGCATGTGGAGACTGCATTGAATATGTTTGACGGAAGACTAAAGACTGTCTCCTTCTTGCCTATGGGTAATGCGGTGTATCCACAAATGCCTTACACACAGATTACAGAAGAAGAGTATGAAGAGGCTCGCATGAAACTAATGCCTATAGATTTAACAGGAATCTATGATGGTTATGCTTTTGACGCAATTGGTGAGGCTTATTGCACTACAGACGCTTGCGAGATTAAGTTCTTAAAGAACTAACTCTTAGGAGGATTCCTTCTACGTTTCTTGGCTAACTGTTCTGCTTTTAGCAAGTTGTGCTTTTTGTGCTGCAGCAGTTCTATCTTTACTTGCTTTGGCTTCTGCTTCACGCTTTTTTGATGCGTCATTAACTTCTTGCATAGGAATAAGTTCACGAGAGGCTTTGATAATGTGAGGCTTGTTGTTTACAGTTGCTGTGATAATAGTTATGTTGTGGTCAGGACTTTGTGGGTGTCTGCCAGTATGACGTGTTTGACCGTTGTCTAAGTTTGTTTTAGTTCCCCGTTGAATGACGTAGTTTGCTTCGTCAGGAGTTGGTTTGTTCTCGGTTGCCATAAGAAAATGATACAAAAAAACCCCCCACAGCAGTTGCTGTAGGGGGTTTAATTATTTGTTTAACAGTCGTTTTGCTTCGTTAGACTTGATACTTCTGTATCCAGTCTTCTTTTTATTCATACTTCCAGGAACTTTACCGCCTTGCCCTGATTTATGATTTGCTTTACGAATCTCTAGGGCTGCAGCAATTTTGTCATGATGTTTTCCCATAGTTATTTCCTCCTCATAGTTGTAGGTTACAGCAAAAAGCCTTCTGCTATCAACACAGAAGGCTCTTTACTTACTGCTTGTATTACTTAGGAAACTTCTTTAGCCATTCTTGTGCACGAGGGGTCATACCCTTCCATGCAGACCAATCAGTTCCGCCCTTGCTCATGTAATAAGCAATTTGGGCATTTGTCACAGGGTCTAACAACATCGCATTAGATACCATGCCGAACTTCTCCCTGCGTGAGTCTCCTACTTCTTCAATCATGTTTATCTGAAAGATTCCGTAAGAGTTATCTCCTGTCTTCTCGTTGCCGTTGTAGGCATGAGAACGACAGTTGCTTTCACGCATGACGATAGCCCATGCTTGTTCTAAGGCTTTGCCTTTGAACCCAACTTCTTTTAAAAGCCCTTTACATTCTACGTGAGAGAGTTTTACCTTGTTACGGTAGTTCTCTAACTTGTCTGAAGGGGCTTTTATTTTTAGTTCTTTTTCGACTGAGGATTGGAGTAAAGGAACTGGCTGTGCCTCTACTGCTTCTGTGGGAATTGTTCCTAGGGCTTTTGCTAAAACAAAGCCACTACAAAACAATGCCCCTGCTACTGTCATAATTGCTATTGCAATTACTTTCTTTCCACGTTGTGTTAGTCGCATAGTTTCTCACCTTTCTCCCAACAGATACTCGTCCGCAAGTTCCCCTGCTTTCGACTGCTGGTGACGGATACGGTGTAAATACCGCTCCGTAGTTGTGATTGACTGATGACCCAAACGTTCCTTAACCTCATGCACATCAACACCCTTCTTTAACAGTTGAGTGGCGTTTGCATGTCTTAAGTCGTGCGTTTTTGGATACCAACCAATACCTGACTTTTCTATGGCTTCGTTCCAAATGGTTCTCCACTTGGTTCGACTGAGATGACCTGAGCCGATACTTTGGCTAAGGCTGTCTCTGCCCTTTGATTTGTCCTTTCTGTATTGTTTGCGATAATCCTTTATCGCTTGTTTACACAGGTCACACCTGCACTTTCCCACGTTGTAAGCGTAAGGAGTTGCATGGTTGAAGACCCTACCTTTGACAGTAAAGGTCTCGTTAGTTCTTATGGAAGAACTACCTGCATGAATTAGTTTACCAACTTCGATGGTGTTATTGCCAAACAAGAGGTCATTATTAGATAACTTTTTATCTGCTATAAAGGCTTTTAACGTCTTTAAGAGAGTTGTGCTAATAACTACTGTTCTTTTATGATTGTTTTTAGTTGTATGCACTACTAAAAAACGCGACCCATTATTTGCATCTTTACCAATGTCGCATACAGTTCTACGAATGTAAACTTCTTTAGACTTAAAGTTAAAGTCTTTCACCCGTAACTCTGTTGCTTCTCCAAAGCGACAGCCTGTTGCAATTAAAAACTGAGCAAACAACTTTGCTCCGTCTGTAGGCAACTCTGCAACTATCTGTTTGAAGTCATCAGGCTCTAAAGTAATGAATGGGTCAGTCTGAGGCACTTTCACCCTAACCCCATGCGTAGGGTTTGCCACCATTCGCTCATCTTGAACAAGCGGACGGAAAGCAGACCCCAAGGCAATCTTCACATGGAGAACGGTGGAAAGGCTTACGCCTTCTTGAATTAGTTTTTCAAAAAGGCTACGAACATCACGTTTTGTTATAGACAAGACCTGCTTATTTCCTAAAGAAGGAATGACATACTTCTTTAACGAAGTCTTGTAGGTTTTTTTAGTTATTAAGCGAACATCTGTTCTAATCAACCATTCCTCTAGGTATGCCTCTAAGGTTTGGTTAGATTCTGACTCATCAACTGACAGCCCACCTTCCGCAAGAATTGCAGAGGATAAGGCTTTGGCTCTTGAGTCAAACGTTCCAGCAGACACTACGCGATTATTTTTGTTGCGGAAGTAACCTGTGTGACGTTTATTTCGGGTAATTACATAAGCCATACACTTGCTCCTCTCTCGTTTAGTAAGTGTTAGTTAGTTTGCTTTGGAGACAACCTTCTTCTGCTTTGAACCCAAGCCTCTGCGGTTTCCGATTTCCACACAGGAGTTCTCCCGAAATAAGTATCGGGTTTGGGAAGGGTGTTTAAGTTTCGATAAAGATAGTTCTTTAACGTGTTCTGACTTATCCCTGCTTTTTCTGCTAAGTCTTTTTGGGTTAGCCACTCTTGCATTTTTCGCTCCTTTCTTGAGCATGACTACATCTTACCCAACTCAGAGTGTGCTTGTATAACGGCAGCATGATTTTTCATGATTTCTGTAAGTTCTTTTGAAGCCTCCAACATGGTGTCTAAGAACCGTCCTGCTGTTACATAGTTAGTAGGTTGATAGCCTGAGTCAATCATGTCCGCATAGATTTGGACAGCAAGTTTCAAAGACTCTCCACACAGGCTTAGTTGACCAGCAAACTTTAAGTCTTCTTTAACAGTATTCATTTACTGATTCCTTGCTTTAAAGGTTTCAATGTAATCTTCCTTGCTTTGAAGGATTCGAATAGTTTTTATAAGTTCTTTATTAACTCTAAGCAAGTTACGGTGAGCGTTCACAGAGACAACCATAACTACGCATGAACATACAAGCGCAATCATAATTGCGAGTAAATCAGTTGTTTGTAGATACATTCGGCACTCCTTCTTTAACCATAGTTTCCAACTCTTTAATTAAGAGTTGCTTCTTTTTAACGTTGTCTTTCAGTTGGTCTAAATACTGCGTCATTTCAGGAGGATACACAGTTATCTCTCTACGAGAGTTCACTCGCAATACTTTCCAATCCCCCATGTCATAACCCGCACAGAGTTTGTTTGCTTCTTCAGGGTCAAGCCAAAAGAAGATTTCATCGTCAAGTGGGTGCTCATCTTCTCTACCTTCCCACTCCGCCTGCTTTATCGCAAACATAACCTTGTCTTCGTTTAAGGTCATTTGCTTTGTTACTGGGTCTGCTTTCCAACGAATAGTTGCTTTGATTATAGATAGTGTTGTTGTCATAGCGTTGTCCTTTCTTCTTTAAGGGTTGGTTGATGGTGTGCTAACCACCAAGTTTTTGCGTATTCCAAAGTAGTGTCATTGAATTGGTAACACCATTTTTGTTTGTGGGTGTGATGAGCATTTAAATCTTGATTACCTGAATAGATAATTACCTTGCCACCATACTGATTAATGTCCATGAGTATGTTTTCCGCAGGTATTTCCCAGTCAAGTAGTTTGCCTACCCACTCTCTTACCCTGTCTTGTCTACAAGTTAAGCAAGAGCACTTAGGTTCTGTTTGGTGCGTTGCGACTTTAACTGTCATAAGTTCTTTTGCTGAACCTAGTTTCATACGATAACCCCATAAATAGGGATTTCAGGAAGTGGTGGTATAACTTCTTCTAGGTCTGTTAAAGAATAACTAGCAGACTTAACCTTTGTGGAATAGTTAGGAAGTTGTTCCAGTTCTTGTTCTCCCATTTCAACTTGTCTCACCCAGTTCTCTGCTTCTTCTTTAGAGTTAGCGTCAAACGTTATGATTCCATGATTTTCTTCGGCGTATCGAACTACGTATCTTGTCATGTTGCCTCCTATGCTTTCTTGTAGGTATAACTTACGGTGTATGTTTCTGTGTCTCTGTCATAGACACGAATTGAAGGGCATTTCTCGCCCCTAACTTTGTTAATGCACTTAAATACCGCAGGAGTATCTGTGCATTCCCAATGGTGTTCATGGCACTTCTTGCAATTACTTTCATCGCAATCACGATAGGTAATTTCAAGACAGGCTTCACAATAGGTTGCAAAGCATTCGCCACTCCCATGATTAAGTAAGTTCCAGTAAGAACAATCTCTCCATGATTCTTCAGCGTTACAACACTTACTAAGAGTCGGAACTCCTGTGCTTAACTCTCCTGTTTTCATGAAGCCACCTCACACTCATCATTACAATCGTGCTTGTGGTATTCAGGGTGTGCACTATCGCAATAGGCACACAGACAGCCGTATTGTGCTTCAGCACCGCAACTGCATAATCCGCATTTACAACTCATGAAGACACCTTGATACAGAAGTTCTCTTCATCTTTCCATGGAAGTGGTGTGATGAAGTAACCGATACGGTTTACGTAAGCACGTCCATTAACTATGTAAGTGCCTCCGTTGTCTCCGTCAACAAGAGTCCACACGTTGTGATAATCGCAAGCGTAAACAAAGGCTTGCTCTTCTCCGTATGTCTCAAAGAGAATCCCTACGCCATTCTCATCTTGCCATGAAGCGTTTTCAACAAGGGTGTTCCCTATTGGCTTGTATGTGTCTTGCCATTTGTCGAGTGTGATACGGCGTTGCTTAGTTGCTGTTGCTAGTTGTGTTGTCATGTGTTGCCTCCTTTTTTTGTTGCGAGTATTTGATACGAGTTGTTGCACGTGATTGTCCAGCAGTCTTTCTGTATCCATAACGAATCAAACGTAGATTAATTGCGCCAACAGTTAACCCAAGTTCTTTTGCGAGTGTGTATGTGCTTACTCCTAAGAGAGTCTGCTCATGTATTAAGCGTGTGAACTCTTCTGCTTCTGTTCTGTTCTTAGAACCCTTGCCTCTAAGAAGAGTGGCGGTTGCATGAAGTTCTTTTAGAACTTTTAGTGCTTCAGGGTCAATAGGAGTTTTCCTATAAACAACCTTCTTTATACGAGCACGCTTTGGAACTGGGTGACTAGCAACTGAAAGCATGAGTTGGAACGGTTCTCGGTCGAGTTTATCTACGATTAACCTAATCATCTCTCGTGTTACACCAACAGCCTGCCCGATACTTTCAAGAGACCAGCCTTCTTCTTTTCTAAGTCTCCATACGTATTGGTTTCTTTCTTCTTTTGTCTTAAAAGACTTAAAGATTAAATACACTTCAGGAGTTAGCAACTGATTTTTTACAGGTCTACCTTCTGTAACTTCTTTAATCTTCTTTACGTAATTGGGATTTATGCTTGGGTATTTCATAGTGCCACCAACCCTTCTACTTGTTCAGCCGTTAAAGAAGTTATCATTCCGTTTGAATCGGTAGCAGAGTTTGTAACTACTACGTTGCCTAACAGAACTGTTTCGTCATCTTTACCAAACTCGTTAAGCCATAATTTTGTGGCGGTGAAGTTTGGAACTAACCCTAGGTTCTTAAAGCGTGCTTCTTCGTTAAACCATAGTGTTATGTTTTGAGAAGGTAGGCTCTTGCACTCAACGTATCCTTTGCATGTTGACTGCAAGAACTCCAACTGGTCTTGTGCTTTAACTTCTTGAATTGCTTTCGTTCCGTCTTCGTAAAAGATAACTGCTTTAACTTCTTTATAATTTACGTAAGCGTTGGAACTACCACAAACCAAACACACAACTTCTTTATCGTTGCGTTCTGTGTATTCATTAAAGTTAAAGGCTTCGACGTATGGGTCAAAGGGAGTTACCGACTCACAAGGTATGCACCATGTCCATTCGATGTTGTCAAACTTTCCGACGTAATCGAATACCCCATACTGCCCATGACGTGCATAGACTTCATTACACAAGTCGTAGATGTTTTTCGGTGCAGGATTAGTTGCCACGATACTCCTCCTGTGTTTGAGCAAACTTGAATGGAGTGTAAGAAGGGTCGCTATTAATAATTCTTCCCAACTCTTCAAGTTCTGAGTCAGTAAAATTATCTATTGCTTCCCAGTCTTCTTTTGCCCATGAATCAGTATCAACAACACACAAGCCACTTGCCCAACCGTAGTTAGAATCTTTAGCGATGTATGTTGCTTTATCAAAGTCAACAACACGAATGTAAACTTCGCCGTCAACCTTAACAACTCCGTCAGCAATTAGAGATAGTCCTGCACCTGTAATTGCATTAGCGAGAGTGCTTAGTTCGATGTCTTCTTTTGAAGAGATAATTACTGCGATTTGTTTACTCATTTTATGCCTCCTTTGATAGTCGTTGTTCTTCTTTAGTAATTAAAAAGAGAGCAAGACGAATGCCGTCTGCTTTGCCGTCTGTGTAGTGAAAGTTAGAATCTGCTCCGTCTTCAAGAGCATGGGTTATCTCCACACTCTTTAACTCGGAACGTAACTTCTTTCTGATGTTCTCAAGCGGTAGTTGAATCTCTCTAATCATGCGTTTGCCTCCTTTAGTTGGTCTGCTTGTTCGAATTGAAGTGCATACACAAGTGCATACACTTTTTGCATAGCCTCCGAGTAACCACGTTGGTATTCACTCTCGGGCTTGTTTTGTGAGTTGATGATTTCAAGCAAGACTTCTCCATGAATAACTTCATGAATCGGTGTGCCTAGTGCGAGCAGGTTTTTTTGTTGCGGAGTTGCATTCATACTGTTACCTCTTCTCTCTTCTTGTTCATGATTGATACGTATTGTTCGTGAATCCAGTCAGCGAACGTGTTTCCCATTTCTTCCCATTCGAGAATGTTTTGAACAACTTCAACTAACTCATTCCAAACTTCTTTTGGAACTTCTGCATAGTCCATGGTGTCTTCGAGAAACTCGCAACCCCATTCGTTGTTATCTGCATACTCCTTTGTAACCCATTCGATAATAATTTCTTCGTCAGGATTGAGTGCTTGTAAGTATTCGATTGCCTTGGATACTTTCATGATTGATACTTCCCAGCACACACAGCACCCATGCCTCTTGCAA